ACAACCACCATATTTGTTTTATTGCCTGTAAAATTAGGACTCTGAGTAGATGTTTCCACTAAATTCAAACCCTTTATGTTTTCAATTATTGCCACGTTGGAAACCGCATTTTCCGAACTATTTCCTACCTTATCGACCGCCTTAATAAAATACGTTCCTGTCATTGCAGGTACTATCACTGTATTAGCAGGTCTTGAAACCTTATCGGCTATGTCTATTGAATTGGCGTATGTTGCACCGCTTGTTTCTTTTGCGTGTCTTATTCGGTAGTGTGAAAGGTCTAAGTCTGACACTGGAGTCCATCCCAAATGTGCTTCTGTACCTATAATATTTACACTAAAATTCGTTACATCTTCGGGGGGTAATGTTTTACCGACTACTTGATGCGTTGTGCTTACAAACACTGACCGACTTATTGAACTAACCGACCTTGCCCGAACATCATAAATTACATTATCTTCAACGTTTACTAATTCAAACTGTGCTGAACTACCCCGACCTAAGTTGATAAAAACCGAATCTGTAGATTTTTTGGCTTGTACTTCAAAATCAGTAATGAATAAATCGGTAGCTGTAACATTCACCAATAACACTGCTATAGCTTCTTCATTTCTTGCCCTTAATTCATCGGTCACTGAAATAGTAGGTGCTTGAACAAAGAAAGGGTTGGGAAGTGTGGTATCGGGTATTGTTGGCAATGCTTGTTGTGTGCCGAATGTATAAAAGCTATCTTGATGCTCCGAACATTGGATACTTACTGTATGGTCTGCATTTACCGATATTCTCTGCACTCTAAAAGGTTTTGCGGAAAAAGCAGGGGTTGCATGGGTTACGTTTACAATATCTCCTACCGCTAAGTCTAACGCTGTTCCATCTGCTCTAAGAGATATATCTAAACTTGATCGTGACCGCCTTAGAATTATCTCTGCCATTTCCTGTGCTTGATGGGCATTTGTTAGCATGGTGTAATCAAAGCGACCTTCTAATAATAATTCACCATCTTCTGTTTTCATGGTTGCGTGTTGGTCTGCCGAATCTAAACCTGTTTCATCTACTGGTGGAAACTGCACTGTATCGGTTTGAAAGTTTTTATCTGGGTTTATAAAAGTAACAATCACCCTGTTATATCGAGAGTTCTTGTTTTTGCTTTGAATACTTATACCACCAATAATGTTATCTTCTGTAAGTGTTATTGATGCTGAACCTGTACTTTCGACTAGGATATTATATTTACCACTTGAAAAATTTAGATAAGAGCGTGACCCTTTTACAAATTCTTTTACGTTGTTTATAGCTTTTCTGGATGTATCCACCACTATATGACTATCTAAAAGGTCAATAGCACTTGCACCAGTAAAAGGGGTTATATCAGCATCACAAACATCGGTGGCTGTCTGCCAATCTGCAAAATTACTATCAAAATAACTATTCGTTATCCCCATCCCAAACCTGTCGTTTCTTAGGTAGTCTAACAGTTGCAAGATAGGATTGTCGGAATATTCCCAAGTTGTGCTTGTGTCTGCTCTATGGCTACCACTTCCGCCTGTCACTGTGCTATCTAGATTAGGATTGTATACTTTTCGCCCTTTTATAGTTGCTTGCACTCTTGGCAATGAACCAAATTTTTCTGCGTTCCATTCAAATCTCAAGGCTAGATAGGCTAAACCCTGTAATCTATGGTTTGATGTCCAAGAACTTACTTCGCCTAATAGTGAAGAAGATGTTTGTGTATCTGTTCCTAAATGTGCCTGTACTGTAATTAAACTATTTGTATTTTCCGTATCAAAAAAGTTAGCATCCGCACTTGTTACTGTTCTTTGTGTGCCATCGGTGAGTGAACCCGATAGCGTAACTTGATGATTGTTTACAAATAAGGTTTCAACGCTGTTTATTTCCCCTTCACTTAGAACAACCGCCATGTATAAATATTGATTATCTGTGCCTGATGTTTCTACAAAGACAACATTACCTCCTACTTTTCGTGTTCCATAAACTACAGGAATACTAGAATTAGCGGTGAATTTATTTACTAATATTCCTCTTGCTACTTGTTCTTCAAACTCCTCCGTAAACTCTGGTATTTCTGGTTGGGGTGCTACCCAACTTACAACCTCATCTACTACGTCTACGACTACATCAACGACCCCAACAACTACATCTTCAACAACGTCAACTACACCTGTTATTACATCACCAACAAAATCTCCTACATCTTCAACAAAATCTACAATGTCTTGTACGAAACCACACATTTAGAACATTCTCCAATTACTGCCCATGTTTTCAAAGCCTAATCTTTCAAATACTGGGTCTTTGTGTAAACCTGTACTTATTGATAGTAACATTGGTAAGCCTTCCGATACATTTTTAACAGAATCAACAATCACTTTTACTAAGTTATACGTTCTATATTGCTTTCTGACATACAATACATGGATATTCATTATCTTATCTTTGCTAAACCAATACTCAGCCTTATGAAACATACACAACCCCATCAGTTCTTCTGAATCTAAGTCTTTAGCAAAAATAATCTTTCCCTTTTCTAAAATTGTGTTGATGAATAATGTTACTTTTGGCTTGTCAACTTCTGGAAGGTTTTTATCAAATAGTTCACCCTCTTTGAACTCCATGAGCATTTCAAAAATCATATCAAAATCTTTCTTTTCTGCTTGATATAAATGTACGCTACTCATTCCCTACCCCATTTTATGTCTACTAAATTTAGTGCTGAATACTCCATGCCTTGATCGGTAGAAAAAAACCTTTTTTGTGAATTATCAGATGTTGTCCTACCGCTTTTCTTTGAGAAGTTTCCCCAATGTGACGTAACATTCAAACTCAATGTAGCGGTGCTTGTATTATCTGTAATTTTAAATTCATCTACTGTTCCGTAAAACAAAAGAAAAGGGTCTGCTATCAAAGCTAGATTTGCATCTAAAAAACCCCTGTAAATAAAGACATTATCGTTAATTATGTTTTCATTGAGTACAATAGAAATATAAGTTTGGTCTACACCAGACAACGTAACCACTAAACTGTTTT